AAGGCTACTAATGTGGTAGCATCAGAGTTAGATAAAATGTTAGAAGCTGACGCTGGTGTTGGTCTTGAAAATATCACTACGGAAGATATGCAGATACCTTTTATAAGGATTATCCAAGCATTATCTCCACAACTACAAAAGGACGATCCTTTGTATATCAAAGGTGCTGAGCAAGGCGACATCTTCAATACTGTCTCTCAAGAGATATATAAGCAAGATGAAGGTGTTATTGTTGTTCCTGCTTTTTTTGAGAAGAAGTTCTTAGAGTTTCAACTTAGATCAAGTGGTGGTGGTTTTGTAAGAGAACTAGCGGCAGATGATAAAGACATTACAATGACGAGCCGTGAAGGTACAATCGAGTTGTTACCTAACGGAAACGAGTTGGTCAGAACTCATCAACACCTAGTGATTGCACAGTCTGCTGATGGGACTATAGCACCGAGTGTTCTTGATATGAAAAAGACACAGTTAAAAGTGTCTCGTAGATGGAATACTCTAAAGAATAGTGCGAGATTACCAAGTGGTGCTCTCATGCCTATTTATGGAACGGCTTGGCAGGTTACAACTGTCTTAGAAGCCAACGATCAAGGCAAGTGGTTTAACTACAAGCTAGATCGTGTTAATGATATTACACCAACGATAGAGAAGATGATGCTTGAAGCTCGTAATATGTATCAAGGTGTGAGCAAAGGGGAAGTCAAAATGGCGGCTGCTTCTGCTGATGAAATAGCAAAGGAAGAAGACGTACCATTTTAATTAAACTAGCCGTATAGATACCACACTCATCTATACGGCTTTTTCTATTTAGGAGTGTAGAGTGAGTTTAACAGAAGAATTATTAAATGCTTTCGAAGGTTTTAGTGGAGCACACGGACAGACGGAAGTATCCAACCAAAGAATGAACGGCAAACAGAAAGCCAAATCATTTATCGTAAGACAACCACTGACATTAGAATTGATGCAAGGACACATAGACGGAGTAAAAGGTGTCGGTGCTATACCAATCAACGAGAAGAACCAATGTAAGTTTGGTGCTCTTGATATAGACGAATATCCGCTAGACCACAAACAGTTGGTGGATAAGTTAAATCAATTTAAAATACCGTGTATCGTGTGCCGTAGTAAAAGTGGGGGTGCACACATATTCTTTTTCTTTACAGAATGGATGGAGGCGGCAGACTTCAGAGACAAAGCTGCCGAGATAGCCGCGGCACTTGGTCATGGTCGTTGTGAGATATTCCCGAAGCAAGAGCAGGTGTTGGTAGAGAGAGGAGATGTGGGGAACTTCATCAATCTACCATACTTTGATGCAGAAAAAACTTTGAGGTTTGGAATTTGGAAAGAGAGGTCTAAGTATATAGAAGCTACTCTTGAACAGTTTATAGACAGAGTGCAGAAAATAAAATGTGATCCAAATAAATTTATGGAACTATCTGTTGGTGGTAAACCAAACTTGTATCCAGGTTATGTTCCGTGTCTTAAATCTTTACTTACCATGGGAATTTTTGAGGGTGGTAGAAACAAAGCGGCTTTTCAACTCGGTGTTTTTTTGCAGAAGTCTGCACCTAATAATTGGAAGTCGCAGTTGGAGGAGATAAATGTAAAACGATTTACACCACCACTACCAGCATCAGAGATAGTTACAATACAGAATACCTTAGAAAAGAAAGAGTATCAGTATATATGTAAAGAAGAACCCATGTCCTCGCATTGCAATCAAAGTGTTTGCCGTGGTTTAAAACATGGTATTGGCACAACATCTATGCCTGCGATCAGTGGCCTGTCAGTTATATTATCGGAGCCTCGTCTGTGGTTCTTGGACATAGATGGTAGAAGACTTGAGTTAACTACAGAGGAACTACAAGCACCAAGACTATTTCAAAGAGCATGTATGGAGCAGTTGAACTTTATGCCACCAAAGATGAAAGACGGAGATTGGGAAGTACAAGTCAACATGTTGCTTGAAAACTGCAATGAGATAGCAGTGCCACAAGAACTAACATACAAGGGACAGTTTTTATCTTACCTAGAATTGTTCTGCACTGGTCGAGTACAAGCACAGAGTTTTGAAGAAGTTGTGTTGGGTAAGCCATATACAGATGTAGAAGAATCAAGGACATACTTTAGATTAGACTCGTTGATGGAGTTCTTGAGAAACAGAAAGTTTGATAACTATACGAGAGCACAAGTCCAAGAAAGATTGAAAGAAGTAAATAACGGAGATAGTTCTGTTGTGAAAAAATTTCAAACATCACAAGGTAAATGGAAGAATGTCAGAGTCTGGTGGATACCAGAGTTTGGAGCAGAAGTAGAAATCAAACCAATAACAATCGAAGAAGAGGAGGTTCCGTTCTAATGGAAGTGATGGTGGCTTTTTGTGTGATTTTTGTTGAGCAGTGTAGATACAGAGGTGGCGATGCTTTGTGTAGTTTTTATGAACCTGGGGTTGTGTACAAAACAAGACAAGAATGTATGGATGATAAAATACTAATAGAAGAATATTTAGAAGAAGAACTTTGGAGGTTGTATCCAGAGGCAGTAAAGATAGATGCAAAGGGAGTATGTGGCGATGTCGATTGATTTTGAAAAATATAAAAACCCACCGACAGAATATTTGAAAGATGGTAAAGAGGTTACAATCTTTGGACCACCTGGAACAGGTAAAACCACAACTTTAATTAAATTAGTTGAAAGTAAATTGGGATCTTATGTCCAACCTTGGAAGATAGGGTTTATGTCTTTTAGTAGAAAAGCTGCAGCAGAAGCAAAAAGTAGAGCACTAAAAGCTATAGAGGAAGTAGACTCAAAAGACTTTACTTATTTTAGAACTTTACATTCTCTTGCTTTTAGTTGGCTTGGATTAAGTACGTCAGAAGTTATGTCGGGTCGTGACTACAACGAGTTAGGTAAACTTGTAGGTTTAGATTTTAGAACCACACAAACAGTGAGTATGGAAGAAGGTCCACTTTTTAATGTTGGTGCTGGTGGCGATAAATATATGTCATTAATACAGTATGCTAGAGTAAAACAAGTTGATCTTGAAGAAGAATTTCATAGAGGTTGGGATCAAAGTTTAAATAAACAACAGTTATTAGTATTAGATAAGGCTTTCAAAGATTATAAGAGAGCAAAAGGTAAATACGATTTTATCGATATGATAGAAAAATTTATATTCAGAGGGACATCTCCTGAGTTTGAGTTACTCATCATAGATGAGGCTCAAGACCTAGCTCCTTTGCAATGGAAGATGGTTAAAGAAGTATTAGTTCCTAACTCTCAAAAAGTTTACTACGCTGGAGATGATGACCAGGCGATATATTCTTGGATGGGTGTTGATGTAGATAATTTTCTTAATGCTAGTGAAACTAAATATGTATTAAGTAAATCATATCGTGTTCCAGAACATCCTTTTGTTTTTGCAAAAGGATTGACGGATCAAATCACGAAACGAGAAAACAAATCGTGGAATCCAACAAAAGAAGAAGGACTTGTTACATGGCATAATGACATTCTTGATGTTGATATGACAGAAGGCGAGTGGTTGATTCTTACAAGAACTAACTACATTGCTAATAAAGTTTGTCAAAAGTTAAGAGAAGAAGGCTATGTGTTTTGGAGAGAGGGCGAGGGTTGGTCTGTATCTGTAAACGTACTAGTGGCAATAGAAGTGTGGTTAAAGTTACAGAGAGGAGCATCGGTGCCTGCTGATTTATTAAAACCTTTTTCAAAATTAATTGATCCTAAATATATAACAAAGTCGGGTAGAAAATTGATGTATAACTTACAGGAAGTTAACAGTGAAAGACCACCAGATGAAGGTTATTCATTAGGTAATCTAGAAAGATTGTGTGAATTTACAGCAAATAACTTTGTAACATGGCAGAATGTGTTAAAGGTATCAGAGCAAGTTGCTGCATATATAGTGTCTGTTAGAAAGAGAGGCGAGAAAATTCTATCGGCAGATCCTAGGATCCGTGTATCTACAATCCACAGAGCAAAAGGTGGAGAAGCAGATAATGTCGCATTGTTGCTAGACTCAACGAAAGCATGTGTGGAAAGTCCAGACCAAGATGCCGAAAGGAGAGTTTGGTATGTGGGTGTAACGAGAGCAAAGAAGGAGTTACACATAATAGAAAAATCTGGACAGTTTGGATTTGAATTATGAAAAAAGAATGGTATTTACAAAGAGCAACTGACGAAGAAAACCCTAGTCCGTTTTGGGATAGTTACGTCCATGACATGTGCGAAGTCCTTGAAACCACAAACAAATCTCCTTTTGGTAAACCAATAAAAGAGTTTAAAGAAAATAAAAAAGACAGAAAATATTTTTTAGATCAAGCAGAGAAGCTAATCAATGGTCCGAGAGCCAAAGAGTATGGGCCTGCTAAATTTAATCACGAAAGAATAGCGAGAATATGGTCTGTTATATTAGACAGAGAAGTTACGGCACAAGAAGTTGTGGCTTGTATGGTTGGTGTAAAACTAGCCAGACTAGCAGAAACGATAGAACACGATGACAGTTGGGTCGATATAATAGGCTACGCTGCATTAGGTGGAGAGATTATAAATGACAAGTGACCAATACCATTTATTGGAACAAGACATAAAAGATGTGGCATGGGGGAATGTTGATTCAGACTGGACTCCACCTGAAGTCATACCAGATCTATCACAGTACGATACTATAGCTATTGACTTAGAAACGAGAGATGAGAATCTAACAAAGCTAGGACCTGGATGGTGTAGAAAAGACGGACACATCATAGGCATAGCCGTGGCGGCTGGAGATAGTTCTTGGTATTTTCCAGTGGCACATACTGTGGGTAATATGCCAAGACGACCAGTGTTTCAGTGGCTAACAGATTTGTGTAAAGATACAACTAAAACATTCGTGTTCCATAATGCACTATACGATCTTGGTTGGCTTAGAGCAGAGGGTGTAGAAGTCAAAGGTAAGATTAGAGATACCATGGTTGCAGCGCCTTTGTTAAATGAGAACAGAAGATACTACAATCTGAACTCACTAGCTGGAGATCATCTCGGTACATACAAAGATGAGAAGATGCTCAAAAGTGCCGCCGAAGAGTTTGGTGTAGATCCAAAGTCTGGCATGTGGAAACTACCACCTCGTTATGTTGGTGCTTATGCAGAACATGACGCTGCAATAACTTTGAGATTGTGGAACGAGTTACGAAAACAGATAACCAAAGAAGAGTGCAGTGGCATATTCGAACTAGAAACTAGACTTACACCTTTACTCCTTGACATGAAAACAAAAGGTGTACGAGTGGATTTGAACAGAGCAGAGCAAGTTAAGAAAGAACTGACTGCATTAGAGAAATCACTTGTAGATGAGATAGTCAAAGAAACTGGAGTTACGATAGAACCTTGGGTCGCCACATCTGTAGCAAAAGTCTTTGATGCTATGGGACTTGCGTATTCTCGCACAGAAAAGTCCAGGGCCCCCGCGTTTACAAAACAGTTTCTTGCCAATCACTCTCATCCCATTGCGAAGAAGATTATAAAGATAAGGGAAGTTAACAAAGCCAATACGACTTTTATCGATACAATTCTTGAACACTCGCATGATGGTAGAATACATTGTGATTTTCATCCTTTACGTTCTGACGGCGGAGGCACTGTTACTGGTAGATTTAGCTCAAGTAATCCTAACTTGCAACAGATACCTGCAAGAGATCCATATATAAAAAATCTTATTAGAGGTTTGTTTATTCCAGAGGAGGGATCTAAGTGGGGATCTTTTGACTATGCTTCACAAGAACCTAGATGGCTTGTACATTATTGTGCAACATTAAAAGGACTTGATAGACACCCACAGATAGATGACGTTGTGGCTTTGTATCACAAAGGCGAAGCTGACTTCCATCAGATTGTGGCAGACATAGCAGGCATACCAAGAAAACAAGCAAAGACTGTGAATCTTGGATTGATGTATGGTATGGGTAAAGGCAAGTTGGCAAATATTCTTGACTTGTCTGTTGATGAAGCAACAACTTTGTTAGATAAATACAATGATAAAGTTCCGTTCTTGAGATCTATTTCAGAGAAGACAACAAGGAAAGCTGCCGAGAGTGGGATTATCAGAACTTGGTTGGGCCGTAAATGTAGATTCAATATGTACGAGCCTAGATCGTACAAGTATAATAAAGCGTTACCGATGAAAGAAGCCATTGATGAGTATGGTGGCAAGGGCAGTATCAGAAGAGCTTTCACATACAAAGCACTTAACAGACTAATACAAGGGTCTAGTGCCGATCAAACGAAGAAAGCCATGGTCGATTGTTACGATGCTGGTCTTACACCAATGTTAACTGTGCATGATGAATTATGTTTTAACATACAAAACGACAAGCAAGTGGAGCAAATAAAAGAAATCATGTCTAATTGTGTGCCCGAACTTAAAATACCTTTTGATGTAGACGCTGAAATGGGGTCAAACTGGGGAGAAGTTGGATAGTGGACAATACAAAAACACTCAAAAACAAAGGTATTTCTAGGGTACAATCACACACGGACACTTTGTTTCGGCTCTGTGTGGCGATCTGAGAGCCTAGTTTTTTCGGACAGGCTTACAATATGCAGTGATTTTAGCCGTTTTGCCATCCAACAGTGGCACATCGGGTTGATTGTTCAAACGTCTAGCAAAATACAAACAAGTATTAATATTTTCAAATCTTTGTGTCTGATCTACCACTCT